GGGAAGAGACCAGCCCCTAGCAGCCGCAGTCACCCCAACCCAGGAGAATCGACGATGAAGACGAGCAACCCCTACGGCGCGAACTACGACGTTCTCGTTCCGCCCGCCACGATCACCAAGGACCGTGCGCAGGCGAGCGGGAAGGCGCAGGCGCGCTACCCCCACAAGCCGCTGAGCAACAAGACGACGGGGGCGGGCGGTCCGATCCGCACCCGTGCGATGACGCCCGGCACCTCGCCCTCCGGCTCCTGAGCCGAGAGCGAGCGTTCTGAGAACCGGCGCCCAGGCGCCGGTTTTTCGATCCGCCTTCAGGTGAGGGCCGATCGGAAAACCAACCCTCAGGAGATCGAGATGGCCGCGAAGATGACGAAGGGCAAGATGCCCAAGTTCGGCAAGAAGATGCCGATGCCCGCGCCGAAGAGTGCGCCGCCGATGTCGGCGCCCCCGGCGAAGATGGTCGCCGCGGTCAAGTTCAAGAAGTAATCCCCCAACCGATCAAGCGGAGCACACCCATGATCACAGCCCAGCAAGAAGCCAACCTCGCAGCGTCCATCACCCGCGCCAGAAAGAAGCAAGACTCGACGCACCCCCATGTCGTGAACATCAACAACGGGCGGCTGATGCCGAACACCCCGCGGCTGCGCGTGCACAAGGACTATCGGGTGTACCCGATGAGCGCCGAGGACGCGAAGAAGACCACCGTGGCCGATCGGCTCGCGTGGATCAAGCGCTCGGCGGCGTTGTTCTCGACGCCGAAGGTGACGAACAGCTTGGCCGAGCAGGATTCGTTCGACGTCGGCACCGCCAACGCCGACGAGCTGGCCGTCTTCGCGATGGAGACGTGGGGCCTTTCGCTCGATCCGAGAAAGCCGTTGAAGGCTCTGCGCAAGGAAGTCATGGAAAAGGCCGAGGCTGCCGAGCAGCAACGCGCCGAAGACCTGACCTGACTCGATGGCTCTGACCGCGACCACACTGATCGATAGCGTCTCGGGCACTCTGCTCGACACCGCCCATCGCACGTGGTCGCGTGACGAGCTGTTGGACTACCTGAACGAAGCGCTGCGCTCGACCACGCTCGCGAAACCCGACGTCTACATCGTCGAAGGCCCGGTGACGCTGTTGCCGGGCGAGGTGCAGACTGTTCCCGGTGACGGCGTGGCGCTGGTCGACGTGACCCGCAACACGGGTGGGCGCACCATCTCCCAGGTCGACAAGACGCTGCTCGACGAGGCAAGTCGGTTCTGGCCGGCGAGCACACAGGTGCCCGGCGTCGAGCACTACACCGCCGATCCGCGCGACCCGCTGCGCTTCACGGTCTACCCGCCCAACGACGGCACCGGCGTCGTCGACATGGTGTATGCCGCCGTGCCGCCGCAGATCATGTACGAGGCCGAAGAGCTGGTGGTCGCCGACACCTATCAGGCGCCGCTGCAGAACTACATGCTCGGCAAGGCCTACCAGAAGAACAGCAAGCGGCAGGACTTGCTGAAGGCCAGCTCGTACCTGCAGCAGTGGGGCCAGATGCTCGGCCTTGATGCGCAGTCGACGAATGCGATCGTGCCCAAGGTCGCGTCGCAACCGGGGACGAATTCATGACCCAGACCGTCGACGTCTTCGACTACCTCTCCAACATTGCGCAGATCGTGCGCAAGTGCCCAACGCAGACGTTGCGCCACGCCTACGTGCGCGCGATGCGCAACTGGTGCCGGCAGACGCAGTGGCTGCGCGCGAACATCGCGGGCCCCACCGTGCCCGACGTGCAGCAGTACGAGCTGGGCAACGACCCGCAGCTCGACATCGTGGGCATCTACGGCTCGATCCAGGGTACGTGGACGCCGGCAGGCGGCAACGCGCAGATGTGGGACCTGCCACCCAGCGACCCGGCCACCTGGGACGCGAATGTGTCGACCGGCCAGCCGCTGCGCTACGCCTACGTGCCGGAGGCACAGTTCGCCGTCTACCCGACACCGGACGACATCTACGACCTGTTGATCACGCTGATCCTGACGCCGAAGGAAGGCGCGGTGAACGTGCCGATCGCGCCGCTGCAGAAGTACAGCACGGTGTTCGAGGCTGGCGCGCTCGGCTACCTCTACGAAGTGCCGGGGATGCCGTGGACGAACCTGCAGATGTCGCAGGTGAAGCTGCGCGAATTCCAGGCCGGCGTGAACAACGGCAAGGCCGATGCGCAGCGCAACTACCAGACCGGAGCCATGCGCGCGAAGCCGCGCTCGCTCGCGAACTTCAACAACCGCGGCAGCGTGACGCTCTACCTGGGGTACTGAGATGGCTTTCGGCATCAATCCGTCAGGCACCCCGGCTCCGAACCCGGAGGTGTTTCCCACCTTCATCCAGTGGCAGGAGGCCGGAGAGAACCTGGGCGGCGCGGACGCCGACACCGTGAACACGGGCCTGGGCATCGTCGCGACGCGCGGTGAGGGTGAAGACTACAACGTCATCACCCTCACGGCCGAGATCGAAGTGCAGGCCCTCGGCGTGCCGTTCGAGTCGGTGACGGCGTTGAACATCGGCGCCGGCCTCACAGCCACGCAGGACGAGTTCGGTGTGGTGACGGTGACCACCGAGGCGCCGGCCGAATTCGCGTGGCGCACGGTGACAGACGACGATGCGATCGTCGTGCTGGCCGATAGCGGCAACGGCATCTCCATGAGCAGCGCGGATGCTCACGTCGTCACGATCGACGCCAGCGCGATCCTGCCGGGGCGCTGCGTGCTCGTGGAGCAAGCCGGTGCTGGCACCGTCACCTTCGCCACGACGAGCGGCGTCGATCTCGTCTACCGCAGCGCTTTCGAGGCTTCGATCGCCGGCCAGTACGGCATCATCTCCCTCATCGGTCGCCCTGACGGCTCCGTGCTGCTCTGCGGCGACATGACGTCGGCACCATGAGCCGCGGCTTCGCCGTAACGACGGGGGCGCGCATCCCGCACCCTGAGCCGCGTCCCGAGATGATTCTCGGGATGCACTTCGATGGCGATGCTGTCGATCAGGCCGGGCTCTCCACATTCTCAGGAACGATCGCCTACATAGCAGGGAAGTTCTCGCAGGGGTTCGACGGCAACAACAAGGTCATCTACTCGGCTGGGCTGCCGGTCCTGAACATCGGCAGTGAGTGGCGGATTCAGGGTTGGTTTCGTGTCGACGCGATCAGCGACCTGACCTTTCCGGCCAGCATCATCGCCATGGGCGGCGCGGTTGCGACCGGCTTCGGCGCGGGGGGCCCCGGTGGTGCCGTGCGTCAATTCATGATCCGCGTCGAGGTTGAAGACCCCGTGGACGGTGGTATTTTGTACGTCGTCACGAACGACTCGAGCGGCAGCGGGGAAAACTCGCTGACTTCCTCGAACGTAGGCGTCAGCTCTATCTTCAGTGGTGTTCTCTACTGGTTCTGCGCGGGTTGTGACGGCACGGACCAGCGGCTGTATCTTGGCGCAGACGGCGACACCAACGCGGTGTTGGTCGATACGTTGACGAACGAGCCGACCTACGATAGCAGCGACTTCACGAATCAATGCTTCATCGTCGGCGCCAGCCATGCGGGCGGCGGCTGGCCTGGGATTCACGTGGCCTTTCTCGACGGTATGGCCGACGACATCGTTCTCTACTCCGGCCCGAACGCGATGGCAGCCTTCACCGGGCCAACAGTCCCAATGCCGACGTCGCCGTTCGTCAACCCATGACCGCGCGCATCGTCTCCACCTTCCGCGGCGAAGTGCCGCTGCTCACGCCGCGGGAGCTGCCTGACACCGCTGCCCAGGCAGCGATCAATGCGCGCCTCTACACGGGCGACCTGACGGCGTTCCGGCAGTTCAGCACCGAGCACGGCCTCGCGAACGACGGGCCGGTGCGCACGATCTCGCTGCTCAGCGAGTGGTGGCTCTCCTGGGACGAGCAGGTGGACGTCGCCCGCGGCATCATCCCCGGCGACACCACCTACCGGACATACATCACCGGGCTCGACGTTCCGCGCTTCACGAACCTCGATCTCGCGACCGGCAACCCCAACGGCAGCGCACCGGAGCCCTACCCGTTCGACACGCGCGTGCTCGGCGTTTCGGCGCCCGACAGCGTGCCGACGCTGGCCGTGGGGGTCGACCCGACGCCGACCACGTTCTCGGTCGACATCGTGGACGAGTGCGACGACCTAGCGGGGAACTGGATTCTCTCGCCTGGGCAGACCGTTTCGGGCAACTTCTCGTCCCAGGTGACGCAAGACGACACGTTCGGCAACCCGCTGCCGAGCTTCAAGGTCGTTTCCGAGAACAACACCGCGACGCCGGCCTACGCCTACCGTGATTTCGGCACGACGGGCGCGACGGTGATCCATGCGACATGGGACGTCAACGTGGTCGACAACGGCCCCAACGACGGCGCCTGGGTCTACAGCATGTTTGCTTGCGACTCGAGCGGTGGTGGTGCTCGTATTTTCATCGGCAGGAAATACAACGACCCGATCAACGTCGGTATCGCGATCGGCACCGATTTCGCGGCCGGCCACGGCTCGACGCTGGTAAACCTGGGCGGGGGCTCAGGGGATATGGAGGGCGACGTCTGGTTCACCGTCGAAGGAACGATGGTGCGGAATGCCGATGGCACCAGCACCATCACCGCCGCGGTGTACCAGGGAAGCGTGAAGTTGAACGAGGCGACGACGACGAACGTCTTCTCGACAGGCGGGCTCTTCGGCCCGATGAGCGCGAAGGGCGACGACCGGCTCGAGGTGAACTACGACAACTATGCGATCCAGGCATCGGGGTCGACAGGCGTCATCATCACGAGCGTTGCCACCAGCTACGTCTTCACCTTCGTCAATGACCTGGGCGAAGAGAGCGCTCCCAGCCTGCCGAGCAGCACCATCCTGCGGCCGGACGGCGTGAGCGTCACGGTGACGACGGCGACGACGATCCCGACCGGCGTCAGCGACGACGAAGGCATCACGACGAAGAACATCTATCGCTCCGTC